ACGAGTGGAGTAGTTTGTATGAGTCACGATCAGGAGAACGAGGAATGTTCTCTAGAGTCGCAAGTCAAAAGCAAGCTGCAAAGAACGAGCGACGAGATGCTACCTATGATTTTGGAACTAATCCATGTTCAGAGATCATCTTACGACCAAACCAGTTCTGCAATCTATCGGAAGTTGTTGTCAGGTCAACCGATACGTTGTCAGACCTTAAACGAAAAGTTCGTACTGCGGCTATCCTTGGAACTTTACAGGCTACGTTAACTGACTTTCGTTACCTACGTAAAGCGTGGCAAAAGAATACAGAAGAGGAAGCATTACTTGGTGTTAGCTTAACAGGCATCATGGATCACCCAACGCTATCAGGAAGGAGGGACAAAGGTGTTCTCAAGACTTGGCTTACTGAACTCAAAGAAGAAGCGATTAACACTAATAAGGAATGGGCTACTAAGCTTGGTATTAATATCAGCACTGCCATTACTGCTGTTAAACCTTCCGGTACTGTTAGTCAGTTGGTTGATTCTGCATCTGGCATCCATCCTAGATACTCAGATCAATACATTAGACGAGTTAGAGCGGACGCAAGAGACCCACTCTGTCAAGTCTTAGAATCGGCAGGAGTGCCTGTAGAGGACGACGTAATGTCTCCTAGTACTAAGGTATTCTCCTTCCCGATAAAGTCTCCTGAAGGCGCTGTGGTGGCCTCTGAGATGGGAGCAATGGAGCAACTTGAGCTATGGGAAATTTACCAGGACTTCTGGTGTGAACATAAGCCGTCTATGACCTGTTACTACCGTGACGAAGAGTTCTTGGAAGTGGGTCAATGGTTGTACAATAAGTTCGATAAGATAAGCGGAGTTAGTTTCCTCCCTTATTCCGAACATACGTATCAACAAGCGCCTTATGAACCCATAGACTTAGAGACCTATGAGAAGCTGAAGAAAGAGTTTCCTGAGACCATTGATTGGGCAATCTCAGAAAACTCAGACATGACGGAAGGGTCTCAACAGTTAGCCTGCACTGGTAATAACTGTGAGTTGTAACTTATGGGGGCTTAGGCCCCCTTTTTTATTGTTCTTCTGTCTGAACTTCCTCTAATGCTGGACCTGCAGCAACTCCTCCGAAGTACAAGCCACGGTAAACTGAGTTGTTTACTGCTTGTCCTATCTTCGCAACAGTTTTTGGATCTAGTACTTTTATCTTTTCTTGTTGTACAGACTCTCTAATAGTTTTTAAAGACTCTGGATTTAACAACAATTCCATTACCTTTGAGTCCCGCTTTGCTGACACTGAAGACGTGCTAATCTTAGAACCAATAATAGCAAGCTTCGTTAGTCCATTACTGATACGGTCTCTTAAAACAGACTGTAACTGAGGACCGCTTATACCTGCCTTTTCAAGAAGCATGTCTTGATTTTTATAGTCAAGAGCAAATTTCATTGTATCAATATCAATTTTACTGATTAAATCAGAAGCTTGAGCTATGGAGTCTACGTCTTTTGCGTACGTCGGTCCAAACCATTCAGCATAGGCTCTTTGATTTTTTTTAATAAAATCAATAGTTGATACGCCTGAACCCATAGCTTTTTCTATAAGACCTGCCCTAACAGCTTGTTTAGCCATTTTTGCTGTTTCAGGCTCGAAATTCTTAATGTCTTTAAGATATTTTTGACTATCTGCAGCAGACCCTAATATTTCTGAAGTAACTGTACTAATGCCTTTTTTGTGGAAAGCCTCATAAAAACCCTCACCTAATTCTTTGGCTTTAGCGTTGTACTCACTTTCTAACCTGCCTTTAACAGAGGTTAAATTATCAACAAGTTTTCTAGTGTCTAGAAGTTCATCCTGTAAACCAGGAATAGTGTTTATTAAAGTTCTATTTTGATTAACAAAACCAGCAAGCTTTCTAGGATCTAGTAAATTATTGGTGTACACACCACCGCCTACTAAACCAGCACCTTGCATTTTTATTAATATAGCGTCCTTAACAACAGGAATTCCAGCGTCTCCAACAAAACTTAAAAATTCTTGAGCCTGTTCAGGTTTAGAAAGATAGGTACCTGTTTGACTCATAAATTTAGCAGAATCTAACTGATCTATCTCAGCCTTATTTTTAGGTATGCCTAATTCTCTATAAAACTCTAAGTCTATTCCTTTATACGCTTCTGAAAACTCTTCAGGAAGTTTGGCTATTTCACCGTTCAAACTAACTTTTAAATTATTCAGTACTCTTTTTTGAGTAGAGTCCTTTACTTTTCTTATTGCTTTATTAAGTTCTCTTTTTAAAGAGTCCATTTCAGCAAGCGGAACACTCTTATATTCTTTCTTCATCTTGGGTGGTGTAACACCAGGAATAATTATAGGGCTTGGTTCTACTTTCTTTGGAGACCATTGCTTATTAAGTTTTCCTGCAAGATTAGGGAAAGATGCAAAAAGGTCTTCAGAACGTAGCCCTTTGTACATTTGGTGTACTTTAGCTACGGAAGAAGCAGGAAATACAACACCAGCCGTGTCTGCGTCCTTAAGAACTTTATCGTACTTAGGTCCTAACTTAGCACGGACACCAGCTTCTTTGGCCTTCATTAAGTTGTCTGTTCGCTTACCTACATCTATGTAGTCAACAGAAGTTCTAACAGAGTTAGTAACTTTTTCTAGTTGGGTGTCTATAGCATTTATTCTTTTCTTAGCTACACGTATATCCGTATCATAGTTTGTAGGCAAAGCAGCTTTTAACTTAGCGTCTGCTTGTGGACCAGCTGTTCCAAACAAAGCTTCTTTTCTGGCGTCAATCGCTGTCTTAGCACTAGCTAATGACTCTTTAGCTTTAGCATAAAACTCAGGACTAGTACGTAGCAAGTACTCTGTGTTTTTTCTGTAAATAGGGTTATCTGCTAAAGCAGCAACCGGAGGTACGATTAGATTAGGAACTTCACCTTGAAGATCAACAGTTGCCTTTAAAACATCATCAAGATCAGGCTGAATCTTAGTTGCATTATCTATTAACTGTTTAACTTCAGAAGACGCTGCGTATTCAGTAGCGGTATTAATACTTTGGTTTACTCGCTTGCGTTCAGAAATAGCTTTCTTACCTGTTTCAATTACAGACGCACCTATTATTCTGCCTGGTATTGTCGCCCCTCCTAAAGCTAATCCACCAGCACCTGCTGCTAGTTGTTGTGCAAGCTCTCCTCCACCCAATTCCGCAGTTACAGTAGCGGCAGTTTCAGCACCAAACTGACCTAAAACATTTGCTGCATAGGAATGTAAAACTTCAGTAATAGCTCCTGATGCTTTTTTAGCTCCTAAGAAAGCTAAAGGTCCTTCAGCGGCTACGCTTTCAACGCCTGTTCCTAAGTACCTTTCTAATTCGGAGTCAGGTTTAATTCCTTTGTAACCAAAGAACTCTTCCTTTGCATTTTCTATAGCAACTTGTCTGTCTCTGTCAAAACGCTTTCTATCAAAACCGCCGTCTTCTAGCCAATATTCAGAACTAAACTGATCTACTCCTATAAGATTGTCTAGCACTTGTTCTGGTACAGCAGAAAAAACAAGATCAGCTGCTCCTGACTTTGCCTTGTCAATATAGTAATTAGACGAACTTTCGACGGCTTCTGGAGTAGGCTGGCTTTCAGCCTCTACTGGTTGCAGGTTATTTTGTTTTATATAACCGGCTATTTTCTTAGCAGAATCATAATCACCAGCGTTGTGTGCATTGGTCATTGCAGTTACTGCTTCTTCATAACCGTATTTCAAAGTAGTTGTCATGCTACTATTCCTTATTGATTAAGGTACATCTGTATAGCGGCTTCTTCAGTCATTGCTTCAATAACAGGCGCATCTTTATTTCTTTCAGACCAGTTACTAGCCACTTTTGAATCAACGTAATCTGCAAAAGAATCAGAAACGGACTTAACAGCCATAGCTTGTTGGCGACGGGCTAGTCTGTTAGATGTATCTACAATAGCAAATAAAGTATCTTTTGTGTTTTTAGATACGTCACCACCAGCAAGAGTTAAAACCCAGTTAGAAAAACGTTCTTTTATGTCTCTTCCTTCAAGCAGTCTGTCAATTTCAGAAGCTGCTCTTGAATCAGAGTTATATAATTCTGACACAGTACGTTCCATTAAACGTATTGCCTCTGAGTCTCCTTCTCTAACCCCTTGCTTTAAACTCTCTGCTTTATTAACTTTTTCTGTTATGTTAACTGTAGATTCATAAAGAGGATGTTTTCTAAGTTCGTCATTTAAAAAAGAAGTCTGCTCTAAAGGTCCTTTGTAAGACATCCCTTTAGCACGACCACTTACTATAGAGTCGTTATAATTCTTCATCGCTTGTTTAAACTCAGGAGAATCAGGAAGATAACCTTGTTCTCGTAGTCTAAGAGCGTGTTCGGAAACTTTAGGCTTGTCTTGTGTATCTATAGGGTCTAAAACGCCCGTTCCATTTATATAGTTCTCAATAGAAGCGGCTTTAAAATTTTTGTAAAGGTCAGCTTCTTCTTGAGGATTCTGAGCAAAATAAGACGCTCTAGTTACTGGAGTTGTTCGTGCCTTAGTAGCTCTACCACGCTCTTGTGCAGCCGTTATTTGCTCAGGTGTAGCACCTAAGCCAACAAGAGAACCAATAGCGTCTTGATAGTCACGACCTTCTGCTACTGCCTGTTCTAAACCAAACAAGCCGCCAGTAACGCCACGTTGAGTTTGCTCACGCTCTTCTTGCATCCGCTGTGACGCCCTAGTCATAGAAGGACCAGCTGCTGCTGCTCTACCTACTTGATACAGGTTCTGACCAAATGCAGGCTGCATAAGACCCTGTAGTAGTCCTTGTGAAAACCTAGCCATCTTAGCCTCCTATGCCTAGTAGATCAAACAGTGGGTTAACAATTTTAGTGATACCGTCACCCATACCGACTTGCTGTGGTGTCAACAGTCCTGACAGGAGACCAGTACCCAGTTGACCATAGAGGTTAGCTTGTCCAAGACCTGAACCAAGCAGTGCCTCAAGTCCACCCATTTGTGCTTCACCAAATAAACCAGCACCTTGTAGCTGACCACGTTGCGCCATTTGTGCAGCTGGCATACCTGCTTGTAGGACGTTCAATGCTTGCGCTTGAGGTGTGTAACTAGCGCCCATGAACTGACCACCTAGCTGCGCCTGTTGCATCTGCTCAGCTTGCGCCTGTTGCATTGCACTTAGCATCGCTTGGTTACGTGCTTCTTCCTGAGCCTTAGCCAAAGCAAACTGCTCAGGTGCGCCTCCAAACTGTGCTGTACGCAAACCTAAGCGTCCTTGTGCCGCTAGACGCTCTTCAGTAGCAAGACGCTGACGTTGCTCTTCAGGACGCTGTGCTTCCCTTATTCGCTCAAAGACAGCCTGCTCACGTGCCTGCGTAGGTTGCATAGCCTGTTGATAAAACTGACCTGCACCTCCGAACATCTGCTGTTGGAACGCCTGCTCTTCTGGAGACATGCCTACAGTAAGACCACCTTCAGGAGTAGTAGTTAATGCTCCTCCTGTTCCTGTCGTTACTGTGAAAGGTTGGAAACGTGTTTGCTCTACACCAGTAGTAGCAATATCGCCTGCTTCCCTTCTTGCTTGTTCACCTATTTCACCAAGACGTTGATAAGCTTTACCTGTAAGTAAACCACCAGCACCTATGGCACCTAAACCCAATAATTGATTCAAATCTATCATAGTAATTTACCCATTAAAGCCATTACGTTGATCTCCTGTAGTGACAGCTGTGAACCGTCAATCTCTGCTTCTAAACCTACAACAATACTAGTTCCGTAGCCTGTTGCGTTTAAACTTCTTTGGTTGGTCAAAGCGCCACCTGTGAACTCCACAGTTGTGTACTCACTCTCACCGAAGAAACCAGTGACCTGGTCTCCTACTGTAAACTCTGCTGTTGAGTAAGTACCCTTAAAGTCATACGCCCACTTCATAAATACTGTTGCGTTGTTCGCACCAACTAACGTAGGCTTTAGCTTCTTAAGAATCTTAACTCTAGAACTGTCGCCAAATGTTAAGCTTGGGCTGTAGTACTTAAAGCGGTAGCCTAAACCGTTGTCTTGATAACCAGTGTACTCACTAATACCTTCAGACGTGCCTATGTAAAAGTCACCGTTGTCTAAACGTGTGTAACAACTAAAGCCAGTAGAAGGCCAACGAGTAACACGGTAGGAACCATTCTCTGTTGTTCCTCTAACGTCAAAGCAGTAAGTGTTGTCCTGACCTACAAAAGTTAGTAAGTAAAAACCTTCTTCAGGACTATAAGCAGACCTAAAGAATGTGTTTTCTGTCTGCAAGGCGTTAATAATGTCCTTACTAATGTTTGCTGACAAACTACTAACAGGCATGGACTTCTGTTGTATCGTACGTCCAAAGCTCTTTAAACCAGTGTGTGACAGGAACAGTACGTCCGTACCAGTGTACTGAACAGTGTCTCTGTCTACGCAACCGATACCAGCTACAGTGTCCTGAAGAACCATAGTTGCTGGTGCTTCTGCTCCTTGGTACACAATGATGCTGTGCTTACCAAAGATAATTAGGAAGCCGTTGTGTGCAGCCAGTGCTACAATCTCGTCGTACCCGTCAGGCCAGACTTTAGACACGTCAATGGAGCCACTAGTACCGCCTGAGAAGTCATGGCCTATCAAGAGGTCAGACCAGTACACGATAGAAGGACTACCACCAACTCCTGTTACCCAGAGACGACCGTAAGCTGACAGTACTTCGTTACCTAGTACAACACCGGCAGCACCAGCTACTGAGTCTAGACGTACCACTGACGAACCGTCGTACACTAAAGGTTCATGAGAAGCTTGAAACAAGTACGCTTTGTCGTTAAAGTTAACAATCTTCCAGTTGTCTGCTGTTACCGTGTAACTTCCAGGCGTAGCGTCAGTAAGCGTAGTAGTACCTGTGAATATCTTGTTATTGCCTACAGACAACACTACGTTGCTACCGGTACTTCTGTCGAACTCTTTTACAGCCCTGATCGTACCAGAGCCTAGTGCTGTTTTATTAGTTGTAATGACACTATGACCCTTACGTGCCGCAATACGACCACGTTTGTCAATCACAGCGTTGTCTGCTATTTCAGCAAACGACGGGTCCTGCGCCAACGGTGAATCTTCGGTGTTAATACCTTTGAACGCTGGCGCTACAAGATTAATACTCTTTAGTTCTTGAGCCATATCAGATAGTCCTAAAGTACATCTCTTCTGGATGCTTAGCTGCGTCTATTGCGATAGCGTCAGACAAATATCTATCAGCAATACCAAAGTACTCAGCAGTAGAAGTTCCTCCTGTTTCTCCACGTTCACGAGCCAACAAAGCAACAGCTAGGTGTACTACAGGTTGCGAAGGTATCAGCAACGTGTCAGTATTAGCACTCAAGTCACCTTGTCGTTTAATCACGTCAAACCGCAAGCTGTACACGCCGTCAGGAGTTGGGCCTACGAGTACTTGCGTGTCACCACTAGCGTCAAGGCCGTTGTACGTGTAGTACATAGGTGCGCCTGTAGCAGCATTATTAATGTACAGTTGCTCGTTAAACCAGTCCTTACTTTGGTACTCCATAAAGACATTACTAGTGTCGTTAAGAACACACATAACCTTTACGTTGTCGCCACAGTCCGTCAAGGAATAAGTATTGTCGTCGGCTGTAGTAGAAACAGTAATAGTGCTTCTCAAGGCAGACCAGTCGTTAGACTCCTCTACTAACTTCTTAGCGTCGTTAATAAAGTCACCAACCATCTTGTTGTAAGTAGTGCTAGTAACCGACGTGGTTTCTTCTTCACGCAGCCTACGTAGCACGTTATTCATAAGGTTCAAGTATGTCATCCGATATATTCCTTAAACAAACTGCTTGTTATTCCGGTTGGTCCTAATGTGTCCTGTAAAGACGCTACGTAGTCAACTTGAGGTGCTTGACCTATTTCTTCCAACGTAGGCAACTCGTAATTAATGCCTGACATGAAAGGAGTAAAGTCAGTCTTCTTAGGTGCTGCCGCAGCTGCCATCATGCCTGTACCACCACCAACACCAGGTCCTGAACCATCACCAGTACCAGTCCCTGTTCCAGCACCTGAACCGCCTCCAGTTCCAGTACCGTCTCCTTCACCGTCTCCTTCACCAGTTCCGTCACCGTCACCATCTCCAGTTCCAGTAGTGTCTTTGGCCTGCTCTTCAGCGTCCTTCCGTACTTCTTCAGAAGACTGTAGATCCTTTTCTAACTGTTCGTCAGCAGCATCCTTGTTGGCTTGTTCAGCATCCTTAGCTTCGGTTTCAGCACTGGTGTCCTTCTGAGCGTTTTCGTCTTTGGTAGCTTCCTCAGCCGCTTGTTGCTCTTTGGCGGCTTCCTCTGCTGCTTGCTGCTCTTTAGCTTGCTCTTCGGCAGCTTGTTCCTTAACAGCTTCTTCAGCAGCTACTTCTTCTTTGCGAGTTTGCTCAGCTTCTTCCTTACGTGCCTGCTCCGCTTCTTCTTTTTCTTGAGTCTCTGCAGCAGCTTCCTTTTCTGATCTTTCTGCAGCAGCCTCTTCCTTTTCTTGAGTTTCAGCGTCAGCTTCCTTTTTAGCCTCTTCAGCGTCCTTGGCTTGATCTTCAGCTTCTTTCTCTGCTGTTTCAGCCTCAGCGTCCTTCTGAGCTTCTTCGGCAGCTATTTCTTCTTTCTCTTTAGTTTCTGCAGCAGCGTCCTTAGCTGTTTCTTCGGCGTCTTTATCTTCCTGTTCTGCAGCTGTTTCTTCCTTAGTTTTATTTTCGGCATCCTTGTCTGCAGTCTCAGCAGCAGCCTCTTCTTTACGTTGCTCTTCTGCAGCAGCCTCTTTAGTTTCTTGTTCTGCAGCAACATCTTTATCTTCCTGTTCTGCAGCAACATCTTTCTCTTCTTTTTCAGCATCTTTGTCTTGTTGTTCTGCAGCAGTATCCTTGGCTTCTTTCTCAGCATCTTTATCGGACTGTTCTGCAGCTACTTCTTTATCTTCCTTTTCTGCATCTTTTTCTTCTTGTTCTGCAATAGCGTCTTTATCTTCTTTTTCTGCGTCCTTATCAGCTTGCTCTGCAGCAACGTCTTTTTGTTCCTTTTCGGCTTCTTCCTTTTGAACTTCTTCAGCAGCTTCTTTAGCTATTTCTTCAGCTTCTTCTTTTCTACCCTGTTCTGCTTCTTCTTTCTTCTCTGTTTCAGCTTGAGCATCTTTTTCTGCAGTCTCAGCAGCTACCTCTTCTTTCTCTTCGGTTTCAGCCTGAGCGTCCTTCTCAGCAGTCTCTGCGTCCTTAGATTCAGTTTCAGCATCGGCTTCCTTCTTAGCTTCCTCAGCTGCTACTTCTTCCTTTTCCTGAGTCTCAGCCTGAGCGTCCTTTTGGGTTTGCTCAGCGTCTTTATCTGACTGTTCTGCAGCTACCTCTTCTTTTTCCTTAGTCTCAGCATCTTTGTCAGCCTGCTCTGCCGCTTGCTCTTCCTTAGTTTTGTTTTCAGCTTCTTTGTCAGCTTGTTCCGCAGCAGCATCTTCCTTTGCTTTATTCTCAGCATCCTTATCTTGTTGCTCAGCTTGCGTTTCTTTTGTTTCTTTTTCTGCGTCTTTTTCCTGTTGTTCAGCTACGTCCTTTTCCTGAGTCTCAGCCTCAGCGTCCTTCTTAGCTTCCTCAGCTGCTACTTCTTCCTTTTGATCGGTTTCTGCATCAGCATCTTTCTTGGCCTGTTCTGCGGCTGTTTCTTCCTTCTCTTTAGTTTCAGCATCGGCTTCTTTCTTAGCTTCTTCTGCTGCTTGTTCCTCTTTCTCCTGAGTTTCAGCCTCAGCATCTTTCTTAGTTTGTTCTGCAGCTACCTCTTCTTTTTCTTGAGTTTCAGCTTCGGCGTCCTTCTCTGCTTGTTCAGCAGCAGCCTCTTTTTCTTCTGTTTCTGCTTGCTGTTCCTTTTGAGTTTCCTCAGCGTCCTTACCTTCAGCTTCTGCTAACTCTTTTTTATCTTCTTCAGCCTGACGGTCCTTCTCAGCTTTTTCAGCAGCAGCCTGTTCTTTCTCCTGAGTCTCTGCTTTAGTGTCCTTCTTAAGTTGTTCTGCAGCGGCCTGCTCTTTTTCCTGAGTCTCTGCAGCAGCATCCTTCTCTGCCTTTTCAGCAGCGTCAGCTTCTTTTTGTTCAGTCTCTGCTTGAGCTTCCTTATCAGCTGCTTCAGCTGCTTCAGCTTCCTTCTGTTCAGTTTCAGCAGTAGCTTCCTTCTGTGCTTCTTCTGCAGCTGCTTGTTCTTTTTGTTGTGTTTCTGCAGCAGATTCTTTTTCTGCTTTTTCAGCAGTCTCTTTGTCAGCTCGCTCAGCAGCATCTTTAGAAGCTTCTGCAGCAGCATCCTTAGAGGCACGTTCAGCTGCAGCATCTGCATCCTTCTGTCTCTCAGCTGCAGCAGCGTCCTTTTGTCTTTCCGCAGCAGCATCTTGTTCTTTCTGCTGTCTTTCTGCAGCAGCTTCAGCCTGATCCTTTTGTATTTCTTCAGCCGTGTCGTCAGCAGAAGGAACAGTACTAGCTAATGGGTCGTCTTCATCAGTAGGAGTAGTAGAAGAGTCACCTCCGCCACCACCACCGCCACCTATTTCAGGCTCAGGTTCAGGCTCAGGTGTTTCTTCAGTAGGGTCGTACTCAGGGTCTATAAAAATTTCTGTTGGTTCGTTAGGGTCTCGTACACGAATAATGTTGCCAGATTGATCTACGTCATTAATCTGACCGTACTCTTCGCTTCTGTCGTAGTTAAAGTCTATTACTACTTGAGAACCGTTAGTATTAACTGTGTATCCTGACTGAGCCAGTGCTTCAACTAATTCTTCTTGAGTTGAGACACCAAACAAACCCATTAAAACTTCCTGGTCTGAATCGGAAAGACCAAAGAAACCGTTAGCGTCTACTCCTGTTCCAATGCTTGTCATGTGATCGACAATGGAACCGATGTCTTGTTGATCTACTGCACTATCAATAGCAGATTGAAAATCAGTGTCTGAAACCTGTCTAGGATCATAAGGAACCTGACCTTCAGTTAAACCTGTTAGTTGGTCTACAACAGTAGGGTCACTTACTATGTTACCGTCGGCGTCAAACCATTGACCTTCGTCTTGATAGTAAGCAAGGTTGCCTTCAGAGTCATAAAGACCGTCCTGACCTAACTGAATTTCTCCTGTAGCAATAATAGACGCGCCGTCTTCAGCAAAGCCGTCATAGTAATCAACAGTGCCGTCTTCGTTTACTGCAGCAGTGCCTCCTAAGTCATAGACATTACCGTCAGCGTCAACATAAGTTCCGTCAGAAGTATACCGAAGTCCTTCTATGTCTTGACCTAGAATTCTATTACCGTTTTCGTCGGTATAGTAGTAGTATGAACCAGGGTCTATGTAGCCTTCACCTGCTCTGTACTCTAGTTCTTCTTCGTCTATTTCTTCTACAGCACCTTCTACAGCATCACCAATTTGACTTACAATTTCTTCAAACTGCTCTGTGTACTCAGAGATGTCAGTGTCAAATAAACCTTCTGCTTGTGACAAGAAGTCTTCAATAGCACTAATGTCTGGTACGTAACCGCTAAAGAATTCCTCAAGCTGGTCTAACTCAGTTTGTGCTAAGTCTTCTAGGTTTTCTAAGTACTCACCAAACTGGTCCGTAAGACCTGCGCGAACCATAGCTTCAATAAGCTGTTGTGGGTCTAATTCACCGCTTGTAGCTAACTGAGTAGCTGAGTTAATAACACCTGCTTGAACAACAGCGTCAACAAACTCGTTACCTGTTTCTAATGCTTGGAGTGCTTCCTGTGCAATGTCGGTGTCTAACAAACCACCAGTAACAGCAGCTTGTATAACACCTTCAAGGCTTATGTCTAAGTCACCGTCTGTTAAAACACTAGTAGCTGCTTGTGATACAACTGAGTTAACAGCAGCAGAAAAAGCTGCAGCAGAAGCACCACTTAAACCCAATGCAGAAGAAATAGCGGAACCAACTCCAGCACCACCCAATGCAGATCCAACAACAATCTGCATACCTATTTTTACAAAGTCTGCTAAACCTGGGTTTTTTACATCGGTGACTTTTACGTAGGTAGAACCATTCCACTGAAACTGATCGCCAGTTTGGCTATAAACTGTAGTTTGTACGCCGTACTTTTGAAGTAACGCTTGGTTAACTTCAGAGTTAAGCCACTCATTGTAGCCTGATCTTTGTAGGTTAGTTTCAGCTTCAGCGGCTAAGTAAGCGCCACCAGTGCCACCTGCGCCGCTTATGCCAAGCTCACCGCCTCCTCCAATAGTCATTCCAATGTCTATTGCAGGAATCTCTACTACAGTACCGTCTTCTAAAGTTATTGTTTCTGCAGGAGTGCTTATGTTTGCGGCGCTACCCCAATCACCAAGCGTTAACTCACCTGACTGAATTAACTCTTCACGTTCAGTCATATAAGCAAGGTAGTTATCAAACGAGCCAAATACTTCTGGTAACCTGTTAGTACGCTTTGGATCGTTAAAGTAATCTCGCAGGTAACTTTCAGTAACTTGTTGTGGCTCTACTGTTTGACCATATAATTCACCAGGCATTGCTTGACCACGTTCAGAGCCTTCAATAAACGTAAACGTCATTTCTTTTGTTTCTGGCTCTGGAGCTGGAGCAGGTTCTGAAGTAGGAGGTGGTCTAACTATAGGGGCTTGCTTTGTGGGACCACCCTTAACATAACCTGTTGTATTTGTAGCAGAGTCTGTAAGCATTCCAGCAGAGGTAGAATCTGAAGGAGCAGAAGGCGTATTTGTAATTTTTCCACCATTAACTCTTACAAAGTCAATTGCGTCATAAACACTAGGAAACTCTTTTGTACCTACATAGTACGCCATTTACTTTTCCCTTGATACGCCCTTGGTTTTTTCATAAGAACGCATAGCACCAAGACCAAGCATGCCCATTAGTACAGGCATCATAGTCTCTAGGTCAATGAGTGGTATAGTAACTTCAATAGCCAACAGAGCTAAAACAAAGTTGGTAAATGGTATGACCATAAAGTTGCCCATCATACCTAGTACACAACACCAGCCAACAGCAGGTCTCCAACCAGAGACAAACAAGGACTTGTGTGCTGCTTCTACCTTGTTAACCTCTAGTTGTGACTTAGCAAGCTCCTGAGCGTGTTTCTGAGCCATTGTAGCAACTTCATGAGCTAACCTAGCCTTCTGGTCCTTGTCTTGTACAAACTTGTCCAGAAGCCCTGTAACAGGCCCTATGAGCGACTCAATCATCTAGCAAACTCCAAGATAGCAATAGCCATAGTTACGATAATAGCAATAGAAGCAAAACCACCTGTCATCATCTTCTCTAGTTTATCAAAGCGTTGATTGTGTGCGTCTAGTTGCATCTGAATCATTTCATAACGAATACTACACTCACGCTCATGAGCTTCTAACCGACTTAATGCCTGCTCTAGATCTGACATGACTATTCCTTACCGCTTTGGTGATCTACAGTCACCTGTGCATTTAACTTACCTATCTCTACTTCTACTTTATTTAACTGCCTACGTAACTCGTGTATTTCTACACTGCGTTCTTCCAGAGCCATAATTTTAGCGTTCTGTATAAGATCATCTGGTAATGCACCACGTAGACCTAGAGGCCATTCACGAACAAACGAAGAGTTTTCCAGTATGTTCATGTTCTGTATTTCTTGACCGTGTTCAATAGAAATGATACGAGTGTCTAGCGTTACGTAAGCAGTAGTAGCCATAACGATGCCAGCACCAAGAGCAACTAAGTTCCTTAGCGGTATAGATACTTTGGTGTTGTCATCAATTTCAGGCATTACCAAGGCATGCCATCAGCAGACACAGGGTTCTTCTGTGCCTCGATGTTGGCTGTTAGTGCCGCCTCAGTAGCGTCTTGGTCTACTGACTCGTGTACCCATGCAAGTACAGCAGACTCAGTAAGGTCATCGTAAGCTACAAAGCCGTCAGCATCAGCGTCGGGTGTAAAGCCTACAGTGCCGTAAGAGGATGCAGAGTAGGTCACAGCGTCGTCGCCAGTACCAACAGTTTCAGATTCAGTAACACGCCAGTGGGCCACTTGCACCCCTCCTGTCGCAATGTCACGCTCAAGGTTAGATATAGTCCATGTAGCCATTAGGCTTCTCCTTCAAGTTGTGCAACTCTTGCACGTAGTGATTGAATTTCTTTTAACATCATAGGCACTAGCTTTGAGTAGTCTACGCCCATCATGTCTTCTTCGGTTTC